TAGGAGTGTTACTATGACGGATAAAGATAAAGCGTTTATTGACGCTTTAACTAAATTCAATAGCATGTGTGAAACGTACAAATCAATCTTTGGTGAAAATTCATTGGATAGAGTATTCGTACTTAGTCCTGGTGATATTTCAACCGAGGAATTGAACGATAGCACCAAAATGCTTGCTTCTGCTATTGCGAACGATGAACCGCTTGAACAATTTGACGAGGACATGTGGGAACACGTCCATTATTAAAGGAGATTAACTTTGGGTAACGTTCAATATTTAGAATATGATGAAGCGGTTGCGTTGGTTATATCAACGACTAACCGCTTAATATCTATGATTGATAGTCTTAATGAAGTTAATTGCGCCGATTATATAACGCTGTTCGCCGAAAAGTTTGTTCTTGATTGTATGGACTATTGTCATAGAACGAACTTCCCTCGAACGCTTGTATATACGGCAGCCGAATTAGCTACAAAGTACATCAAAGACAAATACGGCGATACACATGGACCGCTAAAATCTTTGAAAGAAAATGACGTTGAATTTACCTGGGCTGTTACTGATATATCCCCTATTGGGTGTATTAGCGAAAAAGACTTTGAAAGCATTCGTACAAAGTTAAATCTATATCGGAAAGTGGTGTGGTCGAATGGCTAATGTATACGGAAAACTGCTTGCAGATATTATGTACAAAGATACATGTACCATTTCACGGCAACAAGCCACCACGGACGATATAGGGGCGGATGTGTTCGACGTCGTTGATGTGTATGTTGATGTTCCTTGTAAATTAGGACAGACTGGACAGACTAGCATGAATGGTGTTACTACTGACAGCGTATTCACATTAAAGGATAAGTTAAGACTATCCTTGCCGGTCGATTACGATGTTATGGCGAATGATATTGTCAAAATCAATCATCAAGGCCAAACGTTCATCATGCGATGTGATAGTCCTTTTAAGTACACAACGCACCAGGAAATCACGTTAATTCGTGATGATGAGGCTTAACTATGGGAGCGAAGGTTAATGGCTTCATGGAGTTGAATTTTAAGTGGAAGAAGATTTTATCGTTGTACCCTGAATACATCGATACGCTTTTACAACAACAAGCGGAATTACTAATTGCCGATACAAAGGCGAAAACTCCTGTTGATACTGGTACACTTCGCAATGCTTGGAAGCGTACTGAACCACAAAACAACTCTATTGAGGTATACAACAATACTGAATATGCTAACCATATCGAATATGGACACAGAACACCGAAAGGCGGTTTTGTGAAAGGGCATAAGATGTTACATCGTTCTACAGTTCAGCGTAAAAATAAATTTTTAAATGACACAAGAAAGATACTAAGGAACTTGATAGATGCTTAAATTAAGAACTATTCAAAAGGCCTTAGTTGACCTTTTGAAAAACAAATATCCGAATTATAAGGTGTATTTTGACAACGTTGAAAAGTCAAATGCACCTTATTTTTATATTGAAATGTTTGTTCATAGTGGTGTTGGCGATTACAACTATTTCGAAAGGACTGTTCAAGTCGATATTACATTTCGAGCTATGGAAGATAAGAACAACCGCATCAAGCGTGCGGACTTATACGAAATGAGTGATAGCTTAGAATGTATCTTTAGACCTGTACTGAAAGTCGATGATAGATATATCACCATTAACGACTTTGAACATACATTCATAGATGAAGTATTGCACTTCATTTTTAATCTCGAGTTTAACGACGCTTTCACTGACGAGGAAGTTAACTTCGTTCGTGGTGAACTTGTTAATACTCTTTCATTTAGCCTTAACGGCTCTAATTTAACCGAGGAGGAATAATTAAATGCCAAACGAACAAGAAAAATTCGGTTTACCGCAAGTCCTAATCGACTTTAAGACAAAAGGCGTAACTGCTATCAAGCGTTCCGCTCGTGGCGTTGTAGCATTGATTTTAAAATGTGAAACAACCGATGTATCTAATAAGTACAAAATCTCTGATATTAGCGAAATTCCTGACAGAACATTCGATGAAGCTACAACTGATTTAATTAAAAAATGTTTAGATGGTACACCTTTGCGTGTTTTGGTATACACATTACCTAAAGCGACTGTACAAGGTGCCAAAAATACACAAGCGACTTTGTTAAAACAGTTAAAACATACTCGCTTTAACTACATTGCCGCTCCTACTGGTACACTTCAAGACCAACAAGACTTGGCGTCCTACATTAAAGCAGAACGCAACAATGGTCGTAAAACTGTAAAAGCGGTAGTAGGTAGCGTGGCAGCAGACCATGACGGCGTTATCAACTTCTGCACAGAAGAAATTAAAGTGCCTAACGGTCAAGACTCTCAAGGTCGAACTACATACAAAACGTATACTCCAATCGAATATACGGCTCGTATTGCTGGTATCTTAGCTGGTCTTGCACTCGACCGCTCCGCTACTTATTACAAATTAACAGAAGTTGAAAGCGTTAAAGTGTACGAGGACTTAACCGACCGTATCGATAAAGGCGAATTGCACTTATTCGATGAAGAGGACGGCGAAGGTGTTAAGATTGCTCGTGCTTGCAACTCCTTGCAAACGTTCACAACCGACAAAGGTCAAGAATTCCGTAAAATCAAAATTATTGAAGGTGTTGACATGGTAACAGACGACATTCGCGACACTTTCAAAAAATTCTATGTTGGTAAATATATCAATGACTACGACCATAAAATGCTATTTGTAGCAGCAATCATGGTTTACTTCAATCAATTAGCCGGTAACGTACTTGACGCTCGAGCTAAAAACAATGTAGATATTGACGAACAATTTCAAAAGAACTACGCCATCATCAAAGGCGAAGATATTTCTAAAATGTCTGTCATGGACATTCGCGAATATAATACAGGTTCCGAAGTTGGTTTAGCTGGTACAGTTAAATTCGTTGATGCTATGGAAGACCTTAAAATTAGTTTCACAATGTAATAGGAGGAAAATATAAATGGCAAGAGCAAGCGAAGATGTAAAATATCGTGGTCGCCGTCGTTGGAACGGCTCTCATGGTAAAGTTTGGTTTGACGGCGAATTGGTATTCGAAATTGAAAGTTTCGAATGTACTGTTGAGGCCCAACGTGAAGACGTTATTATCGGCAATTCCGTCGATAGTAAAATTACCTCTCTTAAAGGTGAAGGCACAGCAAAAATTAAAAATGTTATCAATCGAAACTTCCGCAAGTTGCATGAAGCATGGAGCGCCGGTCATGACCCTCGTTCCGTGATTACAGGCTTATTGGACGACCCTGATGCAGTGGACGGCCAAAAGGAACGTATCTCTATTGATAATGTATGGTTCAACAAATTAACTCCTTTACATTTCGAAAAAGGCAAAGTTGTTGAAACTGATATTCCATTCGGCTTTACACCGGAAGATTTACAATACATTGAATCTATTGATTAATTGAAAGGAACGTAACAATGTCTGTATCTATTAACGAATTAATTGCTAAACGTGAAGAAATTAAAGCACGCAAAAGTCAAAAACTAACAATCGAAACATCCTTGGGTGAAGTCGTAGCTAAAAAGCCTACGACTTCACTTATGACTGAAGCATTAGGTTTAGATGGTGATAACGATGAATATATCGTGTATAACTGTATCGTTGAACCTAATTTAAAAGACAAGGACTTGCAAAAAGCATACGATTGCGCCGAACCTATGGACATTGTAGGTAAGTTGTTCGAATTCGGTGAAATTAAAGCTATTAGCACGGTTTTGATTGAATCTGTAGGCGTTGGCAAAAAACTCGACCACGCTATTTTTGACGAAGCAAAAAAGTAATAGAAGAAGACTGGGAGGCGGCTACGGCCGCCTACTTAGTTTTAAAAGGTCATACGTTTGAATACTTTTTTAGCTTGTCATTAATGGAAAAGCTCCTTTGTCATGTAGCTATGGAAAAGGAAAGGAAAGAACGTGTGGAAGTTGCTAAATTAGCTATAAGGGAGGTATTAGGTGGATAATAAAGAACGTTTAGGCGTCGAACTGTACCTTGACGATAAAGGGTTTACGAATGCAGTTAAAAAGGCGCAACAATCAACGCAAAATCTAACTAAATCTGCCGATGCTGTTACTCCTGCGATGGCCGGTGTTGATAGAAGCATGAGTAGTGCTGTTAGCTCCGTTCAAGGAATAGCAAACGCAACCAAAAAAGCCGAAAGTGAATTATCGAAGTTAAAGCGTACTGGTAGCAATATCAAAGTTAAGATTGACGCCAAAGATGAAGCTACTTCTAAAGTCCAAAAGATTAAAAGTGAACTCAATACTTTTAAAGGCAAGGTATACACAGCTACAGTTAACGTTAAGCAAAATATGGCCGGCGCTATGTCTAGTGCTGGAAATAAACTTAGCGGTGCTATGCTTGGAACTACAATGCAAATGGCCGGCATGGCTGGCATTGGGTTTGGTATATTTGATGCTGTAAAAGGTTATGCGGACTTTGAAGAAGAAATGTCAGCGGTTAAAGCTATTTCAGGTGCTACGGCAGACGAGTTCCAAAAGTTGAATGAAAAAGCAATTCAAATGGGTGCGGATACTAAATTCAGCGCCTTAGAATCTGCACAAGCGTTCAAATATATGGGTATGGCTGGCTGGAAAACTAATGAAATGATAGGCGGTATCGCCGGTATCATGAACTTGGCAGCCGCATCAGGCGAAGACTTGGCTATGACTTCCGATATTGTAACTGATAGCTTATCTGCCTTTGGTTTACAAGCGAAAGACTCTGCTATGTTTGCCGATGTGTTAGCGGCGGCAGCCACTAACTCGAATACCAACGTCGCTTTAATGGGTCAAACATTCAAATATGCTGCACCAGTAGCCGGCGCCTTAGGGTTTAGCGTACAAGATACTGCACTTGCTGTAGGTCTTATGGCTAACCAGGGCATTAAGGGTTCAGAAGCTGGTACTGCATTAAGAGCGATGATGACTCGTTTAGTTAAACCGACCAAAGAGTCCGGCGAAGCAATGGACATTTTAGGCTTAAACATCTTAGATGCGAATGGCAAGATGAAACCATTTAGGGATATTATCGCCGACATTCGCGAAGGCATGAAGAAACTATCTCCGGATAGTAAAGCGGCCGTTGCTGGTATGCTTGCCGGTCAAGAAGCTATGTCAGGCTTGCTCGCATTGGTTAATTCGCCTTATGAAGACTTTGATAAGTTAGCCGGCGCAATCGACAATTCGAGCGGTGCTGCCGAACGAATGGCGAAAATTCGTATGGACAATCTGAAAGGTGATTTAGAACAATTATCCGGTGATTGGGACTCGTTCACTACGAAATTAATGGGCGGTAGCATTGGCGGTTTTAGAGATATTGTACAAGGTATCGACAACTGGTTCGTAGGCTTAACTGAAAACTTTGAAACTAACGGTATTACCATTCGAAGCGTACTTGACGGAATAACTTCCGCTATCAAAGAGTTAGTAGGTCAAACGCTTAAAATGGAAGGTCTACCCTCTATCCTATCA